CATTTCGTACATGGTGAAGAGCACGTTGTAGGCGTTGGGCACCGGGTGGTAGGCGGTGGGCACAATCACGTCCACGGCGATCTTGGCCTCCATGGGGTTGTCCGTGATCTCCACCCCGGGCACCCGAGCGCACCATTTGCGCATGTTGGTGTTGTGCACGGTGTACCCCTTGCCGTTGCCCCAGCGGTTCCAGTCGCTGATCCAGGCGATCTTCAAGCCCGCCCCCCAAACAAAGGGCGGGGTGATGGCCACCCCGCCCCCAGATTCCAGTCCCCGACCATCGGGGATCACGTGACTACTCTGATGCGCCGGTGGCGATCCGGGTGTACAGCTCGTTCAGACCGTGAGCGAAAGCCCAGCGGGTGAACAGGAGGAACTGCGTCTGGTAGCTCCTCGCCAGGCTGTAGGGGTCGATGAACAGGTTGACGTTGGTCAGCCTGTCTCCGAGGATGAACCCCGACAGGTCGCCGAACACAATGAAGCCCGTGCTCTCGGCGCTGGCGCTGGGTGCCTGCTCGGGCAGCTCCAGCGGGTAGCCGAGGATCTGGTGGGGCACCCCGGCCACGTGGCTTTCGAAGAACAGCGGTCGGTTCTGGCTATCCTGCAGGCCATAGAGGTAGGTCCAGGCCGGGGTCCGGTGGCAGTACCACCGGGCGTTAGCCAGCCGGCTGGTCCTGATCTTGGCCACGGCGTTGCGGATGTTGGACTCCAGCAGCTCGCTGAAGTGCGTGGAACCGGAGCTGAACACTTCGCTTGAGCCGGCGGACAGGAACACGCCGGAGACCGGGTCGCCGGTACCGATGAACACCGCGCTGTCGATCTTCTGGCCCACCGCCTCGATGAACTGGCTGGCCAGGATCGCGGCGATCCCGCCCGGATTGGCGGCGTCCTGCAGCAGCTCGTTGGAGACCTTGGTGTAGGCATCCAGCCTCTTGGCGGTCAGGGTGACCTGCGCGAAGGTCGCGGAAGTCTCGGTGGCGTCGGTCGCCTCGTTGGTGAAGGCCACGGAGACCTTGTAGTTCTCCCGCGGGATGGTCATGCTGTCGCTGACCATGGGCACGTGAGAACAGTAGCGGGTGGCCAGGGACACTTCGCGGATGTAGGACAGCACCGCCATCCTCTCTTCGGTGGGCGTCAGGTAGCCGCCCAGGGTCGTGGTGCCCTCGACCATGGCCGCCTTGGAGATCTCCTCGGGCCGGCCCTTGATGGCGTGGGCCATCTGCGCGGCCCACCACTTCATGACCAGCTCCAGGCCCTCGGGCTCCCGGCGAGCCTTCTCGCGCAGGGCGCCGTGCACCTCGTTGGCCACCAGGAAGTTGCTCTTCATGGCCTTGAGGTTGTAGCCCAGGTAGTTGTCAGTCTCCAGGACCTTGACAGCCGGCCGGGGCGGGGCGAGCACTCCGGTGTTGGCGGCCTTCTCCCGGGCGTCTGCCTCCTTGCGGCCCTCCTCGAAGTCCTTCTTGGCCAGTTCCGCCATGGCCTCCGCCTTGGCCTCTTCCTTGATGGCCTTCAGCAGCTCCTCTTCCAGCTGTGCCCTCTTGGCGTCATCGTCTTCCTTGGCGATGAGCGCCTTGAGTATGTCGATCTTGCTCATGCTTTCTTCCTCCCTGAGAATAGTGGCTCGCGGCGATGCCGCCGCTGCCAGATCGTGGCCGCCTCGCAGATTCCGTTCTTCCGCTCAGGCTCTCGTTTCCGAGGCGATTCGCCTTCAGGCTTGCCCCGGGTGAGCGATGCCGACTCGGAGTCCTTCTCCTGCGCGATGGCCAGGTAGTATTCATGCAGCGGGCCGGTCTCCTTCAGACCCGCGGCCCGTAGGATCACAGCCGCCCGGTTGGAGGGCACGGGCACGGCGCTCACCTCCAGCAGCTCCACCTTGGTGAAGATGCGGTTGCCGTCCTTGTCCACCTCCCAGTCGATGGGGATGAAACCCACCGAGAACGCGTTCATGAAGCCGCCCTTGTACAGCTCCTCGATCTCCCGCGCGAAGGGTGTGTCCGCGAACTGAATGTCCAGGATCAGCCCCTTCTCGCCGATCTCCCCGGCCACGGCCTTGCCGATGGGCGGCCGGCTGAAATGGTCGTGTCCGAAGAGGATCACCGGATTCTTGGCCAGGTAGTCGGCCAGGTTGGCGAAAGCGGTCGGGAGGATGATCTCGTTGTCCCGGTCCACGTCCGCCGTGGAAGCGATGATGCGGTACACGGGCCGGCCATCGTCGTTGCGGGTGGCCTTGAAGGAGTCCTTGCTGACGTGCACCGCCGCATGGCGCAGCTCCTTGCCCTCCTCCCACTGGCGGTGGCAGATGGCATTGCGCTGATCGCCGTCGGTGTACTCCTCGGCGAGCAGGCGATTGCACCGCGCGATGAACTCGCCCTCAGACTCCCCCGCGCTGGGGGCAGGAAGCGGCTTGGTGGTCTTCATTGGTCAATCTCCTCGTCGAAGTAGATCGGCTCCATGGTGCACCTGCAGTTGATCGTCTCGCCCGGCTCGGCATCCGGGTCCAGCGGGTAGCGGATGGCGTTGCCCCCGATGGTGTGGAATGCCTTGCCAAACTCCACGTATCGCCCGTCCAGTTCTTGGTGTGTGTCTCGGACCTTGCTGTCCCTGCTGGAGATCCAGCGCAGGTACTTGGGCTCGGTCTCCGCCATGGACTGGTAGCGGCTCTGGGAGAAAGCGCCGTTGACCTCGGTGCGCGCGATGGTCCGGGCACGGCTCTGCAGGTTCTCCATGCTGTCTCCCAGGGCCGCAAAGATGCGTTCGGCGGTCTGCTCGTTCCCTAGTCCCTCGGCGATGCACTCCGCCAAGGTGGCCCGCAGCTTTTCCACCACCATGTCCCCGCCGGTGCGGTTGCATTCCAGGACCTTGATCAGCTTCTCGCGCAGCAGGGCCAGGGCCGCCGGGGAGTCGATGCGAAAGGGGGTGCCCAGCACACTGGCGATGCCCAGCTCCAGGGCGCGTTTGAGGTAAGGCTCCAGGGCCTTCTGCAGCTCCTCGTCGGAGAAGGCGTCGCGGATGGCGCGCTCGTCGATCTCGTGCCAGTCGCTCTTCTCCACAACCCAGGCACCGCCCACGCGCTTGGCGAACTGGCCCATGATGCGCTGCTTCACGTGGTGGAAATACCCGCGCAGCTGCGCGCCAGCTTTGCCGATCACCGGCAATAGCGGCTCCATGAGATCGCTCCACCGCTTGGTGAGCATCGCCTTGTCCAGCCGCGCCAGGGGATGGTCCTGCTCCCCGGGTTCCGGGGCGGCCTTCTGGGCCTCCGGCTTCTTGCCCAGTAGGGCCAGACTGGTGGGCATCTGCCGGGGCTCATCCCCCCAGCCCACCTCGTCCATGCCCAGGCGCAGCCGGCGGTTGACCATGTTGATCGGGTAGCCGATGTTCACCAGCTTGGTGGCAGCCTCCACCTTGGTGAGCATCTCGTCGTTGAGCGCATCCACGGCCATGAAGTCGAACTCGCAGCGAAAGCCCGTCGGCTCCAGCAGCTCCCGGGTCAGCACCGCCTCGATCTGCCGGCCCAGGGGGATCAGGGTCTTTTTCCAGAAGGACAGATCGGCGCTCTGGGCGGTGGCGTAGTTCATGTCCTCGTACAGCTCCACCTCCGCCTTGGGCACCTTGTAGATCATCATGATCTCTTCGCGGCTGAACTTGCGCTGCTCCAGGAACTGCATGTCCTTCTGTGCCAGGCCGATCACCTTGGCATCAAGCCCTCCCTCTAACAGCACAGCCCCATGCGCGTGCTCCACGCCCTTGCGCCGGTCGATGTACTTCTTTTCCAGCACCTCCCGCACGTCCTCCGGCAGCCTGTTGGGGTGCGTGTAGGCCAGCCCCGGGGTGGCGTCGTTCTTGAAAAAGTTGCGGTTGTAGCGGATGGCATCCCACTCGGTCTCGTAGGTCATCCGCGCCACTGCCAGAGGGGACAAGCCCTCCGAATCATCTTCCGGGTTGAAGTACTTGAAGTGGATCATGCGCTCCGGCTCGATGAACTGCCTCTCCTGGCTCTGGCGCGTGAGCCACCAGCCGATATGGGCTCCGGTGTTCTTGTCGTAGGCCAGCTCGATATTCTTGGGGTTCACCAGCCACAGGTACACCGGCCAGCCCTGACGCACGACCTCGTCTTCCAGCACATAGGCGTTGCCCCGCAGGTCAAGGGACGTGACGATGCCCTCGATGAGCTGCGGGCCCGTGGTCTTTGGGTTGGGCCTGCGCAGTAGGGTCAGCACCGGGTGGTCCTCCAGCTCCGTGTCCGCCTTGAACACGTCGATAGGCACCTGCGCCAGGTTCAGCGCCCTGGCCCGCACGCAGGCGTAGACAATGGGCACCTGGCTGTAGGGGTCGCTGACTGTCTGCTCCTGGCCTTCAACACGCCAGTTGAAGATTTTCGCCAGGGTGGGGTCGGTCATGGAGATGGCCTTCACCCGGCCATTGGCCCTGCGCAATCGGTCCTTCAAGACCGCGAGCTCTATGTCCTTTTTCGTTGCCAAGCCAAGGAACCCCATGGGTGGTCCCCCTTACAAGAAGGTCGCTCGCGGGACCGCCGCCCCGCGATAGACCCGGTAGATTGTCGCGTCCACCAGGTGGTCATTGCCGTCAGCCGGCACGGGCAATACATGCCCCTGTTTGTCGCGCTTCCAGGCCCAAGTTGCCAGCTCTTTCACCAGGTTGGGGCTGCCCTCCAGCACGTGGACCTTGCAACCCCGCAGGTATTGCGCCGCCGCGCGCTTGTAGTCGGGGCTCTTCTCCGCCGGCTGCACGAACCACCCAAGGTTAGAAAGCTCGGCGATGCTCTTGGGCTCCGCGGAGTCGGCCACGATATCCGCCCGCCGCTTCTCCAAGCCCCGCTCGGCCATGGCCGCGGACAGCTCCGGGTTGGTCAGCCCGGTGGCGTATAGCAGCTCCTGGAGCCACAGCTCATCGTTGTGCTGCCATACGCGCACGAGCGCAGCCGGGTCATCGGCGAACCCGAAGTCAAGCCCGTAGCCCAGCTCGTTGATCCCCGGGGGTACGGCTGCTACCACGTCCCACCCGTCCAGGATCACCCCTTCCAGCTTGGTGAACTCCCCCAGGGCCCACATGCGGTACAGCGAGGGGTTACTCTCGCGGTAACCTTCCAGCACGCGGCGCACCTGTGGGGAGCAGAAGGCGTTGTGCCGGTAGTAGGTGCGCAGCACCGCCACGTCGCCCTTGAGGGCCAGCTCCCCGAGCCGATGCTCGGCGTTGACCAGGAACCGTTCCTGCAGCCAGTGCAGATAGCCGGGGATCACCGGGATGGGGTTGAAGGACAGCCAGATTTGCGGCCTGGGGTCCACGGTGGTGGACATGCCGGCGTCCAGGGTGTCGAAGTCCTCCTGGATGAACTCATTGGCCTCCTCCAGCCAGATATCCGTGATCCCCTCCAGGCTCTTGAGCTTCTGGGGGTCGTCGGCGCCCACGAACAGGAAGGAGCTGCCCGAGGGGAGCTCGATCTCCCGTTCGGTCTTGTTCGTGCGGCAGGCGCTCAGGCCGATGGCCTCATCCAGGGCCGCCTGCACCCTGGCCCACACCGACAGCCGGATGGTGGTGGCGTACTTGCGCATCACCAGGATGCGCCGGGGCGGGTTCTCCAGGGCGCGGCGTACCAGCAGTTGGGAGACGGCCACTGACTTGCCGCTGCGCCGCCCCCCGTAGGCGATGATGTAGCGGGTCTGCGGCAGCTGGTAGAGCTGCTGGTAGATGCGGTTAATTCGGACCCGGGGCATCCACAACGTCGACCAGCTCGTATTCGACCCGCATGGGTCCGCCGTCTGCTCCGGTGTGCTGCAGGTTGACGGTCTGCTTGTACAGCCCCTCCAGTTCCATGATGCGGGTACGGTAGTCCAGCAGTTGGCGGGCGAGGGCCGCGACCCATGCACCTTGAGGCCGCTCGGAGCGGCACAGGCGATTGAACCCCCGCTCCAGCTTCCCGGCGACGGCCTGCAGCTCGGCGATGTGGCGGGTGACTTTCTCGCAGGCATCCCTGACGAACAGCCCAGCGCTACGGCCGTAATCGATAGCGTGATCGACAGTAGAAGCGGTAGTGTCGAACTGCGCCGCAAGCTCCTCGCGGGATGCGCGGGGTGAAGCGATGCGCGCGGCGCAGATGGCGACGTAGCGGGCGCGGGCCGGACTGAGCACACTCGCACTCTCCTACCTGTCAGTCCTTGACCGGGAACAGGGCAATCAGCCACTGCGCAAGAGCAGTGACGGCGCCGGCCACGATGCCGGCCCACTGCGGCGCGGGCAGCTCGGCGAACTCCCACACGCCCCCAGCGATCAGGCCCGCGACGATGGGGGCCAGCTTGCCCACCCACTTCTGCCAGCTCCAGTCCTTCACTTTGTCCTCCTCTCCCGCTGTGTGCGGGCATGAAAAAACCGGCCGCTGCCGAAACAAGCTGGCCGGTTCAACCCTGGCGGCCCCAGTTTTCGCCGCTAGGTGTTTCTCTCAAGCACAAGCCCTGTCTCTTGCCTGACCCAGGAATAGGCCGCGATCCTGGGGAGATTCAGGTACGCGAGCCGCCCAGCCCCGTGCCGGTGTCCGTAGGTGCTGTACCAGGCATCAATCTCCGGCGGCCGGTCCCGGTCGATTCTCTCGACCTTCTCGCGCATCTTCTCCCCTCATTCACTACATTTACGCGAAAAGGGCCGAAAGAGCGAAATCTCAACTCACTTTTTTCATGTAGTATCTCATGCGGTCGCGCAGCCGCTTACGACAGCGGGCGTCGGGAAACCCACCCTTGTTCCAGTGACGCCACTCGCGCATATACGCCGCCGCCATGGCCTGGCACCCTTCTCGTAGGTAGTAGTGCAGGTTCCGCCCCGACGGCCGGGCGCCTATGCGCATCCATGCTTCCTGCAGCAGGTCCTCCTGGATCACCTGATTGCGGCTGAAGCCCCAGCAGGACCGGACGATGTAGTTGCGCAGTAGCTTGTTGCGATACAGCTCGGTGAACTGCTCCCCCGTCATTCCCCCTCCCATGAATGGCCGCCCGCCCGCGACTACTTCCGCACCGCCCGCTGCACCCCCTGGGCCTGCTCCTTGGCCACATACCGGCGCTTGTGCTCCCCGCACCAGTAGCCCGCCTGGCGCTTGACCGGCTGGGGGTAGCGCCGGCAGGCGCCCGTAGACCCCTCCCCCTCGGGCACGAAATACTGACAGCTCGCGCACGTACTCATCCCTTCACCTCCGTCACCACAATCCCGATCATGTCCTCTGTCCCCTTGCGGTCCTCCCGGTACAGGGACAGCCTCTGCACTTGCCGATCATCATCCAGCACCCCCGCGTCCTGGAGCGCATCGAGCACCGGCTTGATCACGTTCTGCGCGTCCATGCGGGGGTTGAGCTGCAGGATCAGCCGCACGCACACCGGGCCGGCGAAGTGCTCGGCCCGGGGCTTGATCATCCAGGCCAGGGACTCGCGGAATCCCCGGTAGTCCTCGTTGACCCGGAAACGCCCGTTTCCCGGGGCTATGCGGCGGTTCTCGCTGATCGCCCTCCCAGTCCACCACGCGATCATTTGCCCTCCACGATGCGCTCGGCGCAGGCCAGGTAGCCGCAGACATCCACCAGGTTGTCCCGCTTGTGCTTGTACACCTCGCGGGCCATCTTCATGCCGGCCATCATGAGCACCGCCTCCAGGGGGGTGATTTCGCAGTCCGGCCGTAGCTTTTCCAGCAGCAGCCCCGTCCAGATCCGGGCGGTCTTCGCGTAGTCCCGTTGGGGTGGGGAGTAGTCCTC